TAATCCTAATACGTTTAAAGGACTTGATCCTGTAAAACTATTTCGTAAACTAAACGTTAATCAAGCACACGCTAGGCACATTCGTGCTTTTTACGAAGGTGTACATGCAGAGTATGTGATGTTACAGCAACCTGCTCGTGAACAAGACGAGGATTTGCGAGAAGCATATGCACACTTAGACAAAGCCGCAGTGAAACGTGCAGTTACACTGTTTGGTGGTATCCTCGGTGCATGTGATCTTATTGCCGCAGAAAGTAAAGCGACTCGTAAGACTAGATCACCTAAGCCTAAGAGTGCTGACAAGTTGGTTGCAAAAATGAAGTATTGTAAAACCGACGAAAAGTATAAAGTAGCCTCTATTAATCCAGTTGATATTATTGACGCTACAGAAGTTTGGGTGTTTAACGTTAAGACACGCAAGATCGGTAGATATGTTGCAGAAGAAGCACAACAGTTTCAAGTTAAAGGAACTACACTACAGTTCTATGATGCTAAGTTTAGTGTTGCTAAAACATTGCGTAAACCAGAGCAACAACTAGCAGACTTTAACAAGAGTGGCAAAGTGCAAATACGAAAGTTCTTGGACAATATTAAAGGTGTAGAAACAAAAATGAACGGACGCTTTAATTCTGATACTGTGATCCTTAAAGCAATAAAGTAATAAATAGTGTATAAGAACAAGGACGCACTATGGCAACACTAGCATCATTAAGAGCAGACACAACTGATTACATTCGCTATCGCTTAGGTGATGGTATGGTTGATGTTGAGTTAGATCCGGAACACTATGACAATAGCATAGACAAGGCAGTAAGACGTTTTCGTCAGCGTAGTCAAAATGCATATGAGAGTTCATATGTATTTTTAAGTGTAGTAAAAGAACAACAAGAATATACACTGCCAGATGAAATTGAAGAAGTACGTCAAGCATTTAGACGCAGTGTTGGTAGTGGCAGTAGCGATACTGGTACACAATTTGAGCCTTTTGAAGCGGCTTTTCAAAATACTTACTTGTTACAAAGTGGGCGTATTGGCGGCATGGCAACATACGAAATGTACTATCAGTATCAAGAACTAAGTGCAAGACTGTTTGGTGGATTTGTAAACTTTGAATTTAATCCTGTAACCAAAAAGGTTACATTACTTCGTAAGTTTAGTGCAGATGGCGAACAAATTGTTCTTTGGACTTATAACTTGCGTCCAGAAAGTAGACTTTTACAGGATAGACATGCAGGACCATGGGTGCAAGATTACGCACTAGCACTTGCAAAGTATACACTAGGCGAAGCACGTTCTAAGTTTTCAACTATTGCAGGACCACAAGGTGGTACAAGTTTAAATGGTGATGCGCTTAAAGCAGAAGCACAAGTTGAAATAGATAAACTCGATGAAGAACTACGCAATTACATTGACGGTAGTGATCCACTCTCATTTATTATAGGCTAACAAGAGGCAAATATGATTATAGGATTATGCGGACTTATCGGCGCCGGTAAAGGCACGGTTGCAGACATTCTTGTCGAACAAGGATTCAAAAAAGTAAGTTTTGCAGATAAGCTCAAAGATGGTGTGAGTACTATCTTTGGTTGGGATAGATCAATGCTAGAAGGAGATACAGATGAGTCTAGAGCGTGGCGAGAACATAGTGACGACTTTTGGAGTAATGAAACACAAATGGAAGTCAGTCCTCGTATAGTGCTTCAGTTATTTGGTACTGATTGCATGCGTAATGGATTTTATGATGGAATCTGGGTAAGTCTGCTAAAAAAAACTATACTAGACAATCCAGGCAACTACGTTATACCTGATGTACGTTTTGAAAATGAAGTCAATATGCTACATGATATTGGCGGCGAAGTATGGGAAGTCAAACGTGGTGAAGATCCACAGTGGCTTATAGAATATGAAACAACTGGCGTTGCTCCTAAAGATGTACATACTAGCGAATGGAAATGGATCAAAACCCGCAAAGAGGAAGTAATACTAAACAACACAACTATTAATGAACTTAGAGGTCAGGTGTTAGCGACCCTCGGGACCATCCCGTTTTAACAAGTTCAGCATTACAATTAAGACATACAGTTTTTAGATTACGATTGTTGATATTGTTTAGATCTCCATCTATATAAAAAACAATAACTTGACTGCGAAACACAGGTTTGAATCCACAAGCCTCACAGTTTCTTTTTACCTTATATCCACTGTCAACCCACAGTGGCTTAACAGGCTTGTGTAACTTCAAGCACTGTTCACACTTCTTCCTATAAAATATTTTATCATCCTTGCGGTAATTTACTGCCTTAGGACGCTGTCCACATGTGTCACAAGTAGGTCTCATAGTGTATTTAACACGCACCTTTAAAGGGATAATGCAAATAAGGGCATTTTACTGCTGTTATTATAAATAGTATTATTAAAACAAAAGACCTTAATTGAGGAAGAAAAAACATGGCACTAATATCACCAGGCGTAGAAGTTACAGTTATTGACGAAAGTAACTATGCTCCATCAGCCGCAGGCACAGTAGCAGCAATTGTTATTGCAACTGCACAAGATAAGACAAGTGGTACAGGCACAGGCATTGCATCAGGAACAACTGCAGCAAACGCTGGAAGTACCTTCTTAATCGGAAGTCAAAGAGAACTAACAGCAACTTTCGGTAATCCAACATTTTACAACACTGCAGCAGGTTCACCTATCAATGGTTACGAGCTAAATGAATATGGTTTGTTGGCTGCATATAGTTTATTAGGTGTAAGCAACAGGGCATATGTAATTCGTGCAGATGTAGATCTTGCACAATTAGTAAGTAGCACAAGTAGACCACTGGGCAATCCGACAAACGGTACAGTTTGGTGGGATGTAAGTTCTGATACACGCTGGGGAATATTTGAATGGAACCAAAGTACTGGCGCATTTACAAATAAAATTCCAACAGTTATCACAACTACAACAGATTTAGATGGCGGTGTTCCGAAAACTTCAATTGGTGCAATTGGTGATTATGCATTGGTTGCAACAAACACTAGCAATCCTGTTTATTACAAGAACCGCAGCAATGCATGGGTGCTTGTAGGTAGTGCAGCATGGATGATTTCACACCCAACAATTTCAGGAACAGTAGCAAGTCCAAGATTTACACAGGGCAACACAATTACAATTAACGGAACAACTGTTACAATGTTAGGCAGTACTGTAACTGAACTCAAGACAAGCATTAACAATGCAAGCATTACAGGCGTTACAGCAGATGTGCATGATAATAAAATTGAAATTTATGCAAACGCTCTGGCAGTAGGTGTAGACAGTAGTGCAGATGGTAAAATTGTTCTTGCAAATGCATCAGGTTCAATACTTACAGATGCAGGCTTGACAGCAGGCACATATGCAAGACCACTTATTGCACAGGATCCACACTACACAGTGCCAGCGTTTAAATCAACAGACACTGTTCCACGTCCTTCAGGAAGTGTATGGGTTAAAACAACAAGCAGTAATCTAGGATTCCTAGCAGATGTAAGTTCATATAGTGCTTCTACAGCATTATTTGGAAGTGCCGCTGCTCCAGCATATACTAATGATCGCACTGCACTTAAAAGTTTAGATCCAACAGGCGGTGGTTTGAATATTGCTGCAGGTAGTTTTTATATTCAATATGATGTAAGTGAAGATGATACTGTTACATACAAGTTATTCAAACGCTACAGTTCAGGCGTACTTGAAGTTACAGGTACTGCTACAACAGCATCATTGACTGCTGGTAACAAATTTACTATCCAAGCAAGTACAGCAAATAGTACTACACTTACTACTGCAGTGGAAGTAACCCTAAGTGGTACAACACTAACTACACTAGCAACTGATATTAACGGTGCTAACGTAGCAAACGTTAGTGCTAGTATACTAACCACAGGTGCTATTCTTATTAAACATTCACAAGGTGGTGTTATTAGGTTAAAAGATACATCAGGCACTCCACTAGCAACTGCAGGCATCAGTACATCAATTACTACTAAGCAGGTTCGTGCAGGCAATGCCAGTGATCTAATTCTTAGTAACTGGATTGCAGATACATACACAGCAAGTACAAGTGCTCCAAGTGCAAACCCAACTGATTTATCATATTGGTATCATGGTGGATTTGAAGCAGACATCCTAATACATAATGGCACAACATGGAAGGGCTATCAAAACATTACAGATACACGTGGCTTTGCACTAGCAAGTACAAGTCCAGACGGTGTTATTTTTAGTACTGCTGAACCAACACTGCAAAGTGATGATACTGCACTAGTTAACGGTGATTTGTGGATTGATACAAGTGATCTTGAAAATTATCCTGCACTTTACAGGCGTCAAACTGTAAGTGGTGAGGCAAAATGGGTATTAATTGATAAAACTGATACTACAACAGAAAATGGTATTATCTTTGGTGATGCACGATTTATGGGTGATGCTACAACTGATGTTGTAACAGGAACTATCCCAACAACAATATCACTTTTGACAAGTGATTATTTGGATATTGATCGTCCGGATCCAACAATTTACCCACGTGGTATGCTTTTGTTTAACACACGACGTAGTTCATATGGTGTAAAACAGTTTAGAAGCGATTACTTATCACGCACCAACTTCAGTGACACAAGCGTTTATCCAACACTTCCTACAGAAAAGGATGCATGGGTAACAGCAAGTGGTAGTTCATTTGGACGTAAAGCAGCAAGATCTATTATAGCAACTCAAATGAAATCTGCACTTGATGCAAGTACAGAGCTTCGTGAAGATGCAAGAATCTTTAACACTATTGCAGCACCTGGATTCCCAGAGCTAATTAGCAATATGGTAAGTTTGAATAATGACAGACGCCAGACAGCATTTGTAATTGGTGATTCACCAATGAGATTAGCAGCAACAAGCACTGCTATTGAAAACTATGCAACTAACACAGCGGCAGCATCAGACAACAATGAGGATGGACTAGTTACTAGCGATCCACATTTGGCAGTGTTTTACCCAAGTGCATCAACAAACGACCTTTCAGGTAACACAGTTGTTGTACCACCAAGTCATATGATGCTTAGAACCCTTGCAAGAAGCGATGATATTAGTTTCCCATGGTTTGCTCCAGCAGGATCACGTCGTGGACTAGTAGACAATGTTAACAGTATTGGATTTATTAATGCGGCAACTGGCGCATTTGTTAATGACAATGTTAGAGAAAGTGTAAGAGACACGCTTTACTCTAATCGTATTAATCCAATTGCATTCTTTAACGGTGCAGGAATCCTTAACTACGGTAACAAAACTCGTGCAGCAAGTACAAGTGCATTGGATCGTATCAACGTATCAAGACTGACAGGGTTTCTCAGACGACAGATGCAGGACATTGCAACAGGCTTTGTATTTGAACCAAACGATAAGATTACTAGAGATGAGATCAAACAACAGGTTGAGCAAACTCTAAATGATTTGGTTGCAAAGCGTGGAGTATTTGATTATTTGGTAGTATGTGATGAAACTAACAACACTGCAGATAGAATTGATCGTAACGAACTGTATGTTGACATTGCTATTGAACCTACAAAGGCTGCGGAATTTATCTTTATTCCTATCAGACTTAAGAACACAGGTGAAATTTCAAGTGGAAATCTAGCAGCAACACAAACAATATAAAATAAAAAAAAGAATGGGGGGTAGAAATACCCCTCATTTTTTATGACTAGAAACTGATAAATACTTTTATAATTATTATAGGAGCGAAACGAATGTCAGTTTCATCATTAACAAAGTTTACAGTGCCGTTAGACGGTGATCAGAGCGCATCAAGTCAAGGCTTGTTGATGCCAAAACTCAAATACCGCTTCCGTGCGTCATTTGAGAACTTTGGTGTTAGTAGTCCTCGTACTGAGATGACCAAACAGGTTATGGATATTACACGCCCTAGTGTAACATTCGAAGAATTTGAAATTCCTGTTTACAACAGTAGAGTGTATTTGATTGGTAAACATCAATGGGATACAGTAACAGTTAATTTGCGTGACGATGTTAACGGAGGTGTAACTAAGTTATGCGGAGAGCAAGTACAGAAACAGTTTGATATGATGGAGCAAAGCAGTGCTAGTTCAGGTATTGACTATAAGTTCATAACACGTTTTGAAGTACTAGACGGTGGTAACGGTGCAAATGCACCAAGTGTACTTGAAACCTGGGAACTATACGGTTGCTTTATTCAAAACATTAACTACGGTGATTTAAACTATGCAAGTCAGGAAGCAGCAACAGTTGCAATGACTATTAGATTTGATAACGCTGTTCAATCACCACTAGGTGATGGCGTTGGTTCAAGTGTAGCGAGAACACTAGGTCAAACTATTACTGGCTAATAGGAGTTTTCCATGGCTAGTGTAAATAATTCACTATCACCTTTAACCTCAGGCGAAACAGTGCGTGACTATAAACATGCGTCACGCACTTTTGTTGACAATAACTTTGAACTACAACCACGGCATGGTCATCTGTTTCATGTGGTATTTGAGTTTACCGCAGAAGCAGCAACACTTTTCAACACTATAGACCAACTAGAAATACCTATACTTGTTAAGAGTGTAGACCTTCCTACATATAGTATTGATGTCCAAACACACAATCAATATAATAGAAAAGTACAAAGTCATCATGCTATATCCTACAATCCTGTTACTATACGATTCCATGATGATGTAAAAGAATCAATTAGAAACTTGTGGCACAAATACTATATTTTCTACAATGCAGATCCAACCTATAGTTTAGATAGCAATGCTTATACCCCATATGACAAATACAGTAATCGTGTACAACAACAGTGGGGACTACAGCGTGGTAATAAACGATTCTTTAAAAACATAAAGATATACAGTATGCACAATCACAAATTTGCTGAGTACACACTTGTAAATCCTATGATTACTGCATTTAACCATGACAGTCATGCATATGCAAATAGTAGTCCTATGGAACATATTATGCAATTAGCATATGAAACTGTTAAATATGCAACTGGATTTGTAAATGATGTTACGCCACGTGGATTTGCTGATATACACTATGATGTAGAGGTAAGTGATCTTACTGAAGGTAATCCACAGTCAACAGCCTTTATAGGAGGACAAACTAGAAGTGTTGCAGGACAAGTACCAACAGACTTATTTAATGGCAACGTTATTGGTGTTATTAAAGATGCAGAAATAATATACAATGAAGAAAGACTTAATACAGGCAATGTGCTTACAGATACGCTATCTATTTTTACAAACAATTTACTGACTGGAAAGAAACTTACTAGTAACATACTGGTACCAGTAACTGGCGTTGTTGAAAAAGTTGGAGGTAAATATCTTGGAAATTTACTTGGAGTAAACGAACAGGGAGATACTACAGGTACTGGTATAACTAATCTTATATCCAGTGGAGGGCAATCTATCGGACGCAATTTTAGTGCACCAAACGACAGTACACAAGACGATATTGGTAATGCAAAAAAAGTACCTAATAAAAACGGCACAGTAAGTTATCCAAATAATATGAGTGATACACTTCAATACTTCAGTAAACTAGTAGGAAGCAAAAAGTAATATGGCACAGTCGACAAATTTACCTATAGTTAGTCCAGCAGATGATTTTGATCAACGTGTTCAAGATTATTTTGTAAATTACTTTAGTGCGCCCATTAGTTTGAATCAAAATGAATATGAAGTTGCAAAAAGTTTCTTTGTGTCTCGTACTGCTAATGAAGATGCAGCGGCAGCACTTACTGCAGCAGTTATTCAAGCAGCAAACGAACTTAACATACACATAGTAGATATTGTAAAAGAGTTTGAAAAAACAGGCGATTTAAAAAGTGCAATCCCAACCTTTCTTAACTTGAGCAGAAGAACAACCAGTCTACTTGGTTATGAACAAGAAATTAGTCCTAATGAGAATATAGCCCGCCAAGTGATGGCATAAATGTTTAGTCGTAACAAATATGCTAACGGCATATACAGCATCACAAATACAGAAAAATACAGTGGAACCAAAGCGCCACGATACCGAAGTGGATGGGAACACGCATTTATGCGTTTCTGTGACAATAATCCTAGTGTAATAAGTTGGGCAAGTGAAGGTATACAAATACCCTATCGTAATCCTCTTACAGGCAAAGGCACAGTATATGTTCCTGATTTTGTAGTTGTATATCAGGATAAACGTGGCAATAAGCATGCAGAACTTATAGAGATTAAACCCAAAGCACAAACTATGCTTACAGAAAAGACTCGTGAAAAAGAAAAACTTGCTATTGCTATTAACCATGCCAAGTGGGAAGCGGCTGCAAAGTGGGCAAAGCACAAAGGTTTACGCTTTAGAGTAGTTACTGAAGATGATATTTTTCACAACGGTAAACGCTAAGGATAACTATTAGTATGACTAAAAAACTAGAAGAACTTTTTGATTTAGAACCTGCAGATGAACTTGATATTACAGCAGGAGAAAATACAGTTGTGGTAGAGGCGGTCACAGCAGATGATATACCACAACTACAAACAGCATTATCAAACGTAGATAAAATTGATGCAGCGTTACCCAGTGTGCGTGAACTTGATACTAGTGATAAAGAGATGGACGACATTGCATTGCTTGCACAGGACACATTTAAAGATCTTATGGATCTAGGAATGAATGTGGATAGTAGATTTAGTGGTGAAATATTTAGTAACGCTAGTCGTATGCTAGACACAGCCCTAAGTGCTAAGAGTGCAAAAATTAATAAAAAATTACGCATGGTTGATTTGCAACTTAAAAAAGCAACACTAGATGCTAAACTTGCAAAAGAAGCAAGTGCAAAAGGTGAGGATGTTGAAGATGGACAAGGGCAATCTGTAGATCGTAATCAACTACTTATGGAAATTTTAGGTAGAAATACTGAACAAAAGTAATAAATACACTATTACATTAAGGAATACAGCAATGAAAAGTTTTAAGAGTTACCTCGTTGAGAATGAACAAACCTATAAGTTTCGTATAAAAATGGCTGAAAATCTCAGTGACGAAACAATGGATGCACTAGAATCTGCTTTACAAAAGTATGAGATGAAAAGCATTAGTAAGCCAAAGAAAACTCCTATACAAGAACATCCAATGGATTTTCAGACATTGCAAAATGCAGAAGTGTTTATCATGGATGCTGAATTAAGTTATCCTGTTACTGCGCATCAATTATTCGAATATATTTCACAAACAGTTGGTGTCCCAGCAAGTCACTTGGTAGTGATTAATCAAGATCATCCAGAAGAAATGGCTCGTGAAGAAGCACTCAAAGAAGAAGAATATGAATCAGTGCTTGAAACAGACTATGCAGATTCAGACAATAGTAAGTCTAGTTTTGGTGATGAATACAATGAAAATATGCTTAAGGCTATTGAGTCACGAAAAATGGAATATGCTGCAGTATTTTCAGATAAAATAGATTATAGTGGTCCTAAAACAGAAACTCCATCAACAGCAAGTATGATGAAAGATCCTGGTAACGCTACTATTCCAAAAGTAAACGCCCAAGGATCGACACAGTAAAATGAAAGACTTGTATAAAGCAATTGATGCACTAAATGAAATTACACAGCAAGAACGTGACGCAATGCGAGCACAAGTTGATGCTGAAGAAAAATCTGCAAGAGCAGCACTGGATACAGAAAAGGCTGCAGTAATGAAAGCAGCAGGCAAAAGTGCGCCAACAAAAGCAGACATGTATAAAGATGTTGCAGATTTTGCTAAACAACAAAGAGCCCAAAGCAAAGCAGATGGATATGCAACTAAAGACGAATACAATGCAGCATATCAAAAGAACCTAGATGCACTTGCAGCCGCAGGTGTAAACATGGACAGTATTTCTGCTACAGCAAACAAGATGATGAGCACAGAAAAAGGTGCTGCAAGACTTGCTAAGATGGGCATAAAAGACGATAATGATTTACTTTCTTATGCAATGATGAAGGCAGGCATAAAAGATATGACACCTGACAAGTATACTGCAACAGATTTTGCAATTACGGATATTGACGATATGGAAAAGGCACAAAAGGAAAGTTTAACATTTGAAACTGAAGAAGAATTAGATGAGCGTGTAACATATAATACACTTGCTAAACTAAGTGGTATTAAAAATCCAGATAAAATTGCTCCTGGTCAAAAGATCACACTGCCAGGCGGTGGGAGTTATACAGTAAAAAGTGGAGATACACTAAGTGGCATTGCACAGGACTTTAGACTTAAAAAAATTGGTCAACCTAAATCAGATAAACTAGATGATCCAACAACTAAGATACCGCAAGTACCTGATAAGCCAGGTAAATTAGATGATCCAACAACTAAGTTACCGCAAGTACCTGATAAGCCAGGTAAATTAGATGATCCAACAACTAAGTTACCGCAAGTACCTACAATAGAGCCAGGAGACGAGCCAGGCGATTTTAATATTTCAACAAATAAAAAAGATGCAGGCGATGACACTAATGATATGCTTAACAAGTATAAATTTTTAAGAAAGAGTGATGGTGGTCAGACTGATTTTACACTTGTAAACCAGCCTGTACAGCCAAAGAAAAAGTCCGATTCATCACCTAGTGTGTTTCAGGACTTAATGAAAAAAATTAAAAATTATGATATTAAAAACACAAAAATGTATGACATTTACAAATCAGGAGATAAGTGATGGATTTTGCAACACTAAGAGCGAAATTAGACAGTATCGCAGAGGAACTAGAGCAAGAGACCGTTGCGATTGAAGAAGAAGAAGTAGCAGAAGAAGAAGAAGTTGCTGAAGAAGAAGTTGCTGAAGAAGAAGCAGTTGAAGAAGCAATGATAGAGATTCCTGTACAAGAACTTGCTGACATCATGCAACTTGCAGGCTACACTGACTATGCAGAACGTATTGAAGAGTATGCTAACGAACCTGACGAACAGTATCAGGATGCAGAAGATCAGTTAATTGGTCTAAGCGGTGGACTTAACGGTCCTAAAACAGCATACGCAGCCGCAGCAGGTGGCGATAATCCAATGCAGCAAGAGCCAACTGAAATTGAAGAAGAAAATACAATGGAGGATGTAGAAGATAAACTTTACAGAAGTTATCAAGCATTCCTAGAGGAAGCAGAAATTACTGTAGAAGACTAAGTCCTTCTTGTAACAAACTATGTATATAGCG